CTCCGCAACATCTAGGATCCCCATTATCAAGGCCGATAAGGCTAGGCAAATAGTCTACGGTGTTGTTCTCGAAGCCAACTCTATAGATACGCAGGGCGAGTTCATGAAAGCCGACGAAATAGAAAGCACCGCCCATGCCTATATTCAAAAGTCGAGAGTGATAGGATTAGGTCATACTAAGGTCGCCGATGCTGAATTGATTGAATCGGCCATATTCCATAAAGGGGATTCCTTCTACGGGACAAAGATTCAAAAGACTTCATGGATTGTAGGCGTATTTATTAAGGACGCGGCTATATGGAAAAAAATAGACAGTGGAGAGATCAACGCTTTCTCAGTGGGCGGATTCGGTAAGATAGTTAAAGAGAAAACAGATCAAGCCGCTTGAAGTAAGGGACGGACCTAGTCAGGAGGAGAAAGTGAAATGATTGACATACCCAAACTCAGAGACACTGCAAAAAAGATACGAGGTGTATCGTGGGTAACATCGAAGCCATGCCAATTTCATGAATTCATGGAACTCCTCGACAAAGCCGAGAAATGGGACAAAATAAAGGCCGGGCCGAGTGAGGAAGCTGAGACTATATCGCCAAAGCAGCTGATGGCGTCATGGGAATTGATGGGCATGGGGGATGAGCTTGAGGCGTTTAAGAAATTCGTAAAAATATACGACCAATGGGACGACTGCATGACGGAATTTAATGGAGATCCTAGATGTTGCGGAGAAGAGTTATATGACGCCATGTTAGAAGCCCGCGAAACTCTCAAACAAGCCTTCCAAAGTAATTAATTGACTGGTGAAAAACTAAAGCGGCTTAGGGTTTCAAGGGGCCTATCTCAGTCCAAGCTTGCAAGGCTTTCTGATATCCCGCAGGCGACTATTTCCAAAATTGAGAGTGGAAGTTCACACATCGGACAGATAAAAATAGGGTGCGGAAAGAGACTTGCTTATAGTTTGGGAACTACACTCGACGGATTGACTTGCGCCAATGGATCGGAAAATATCGATGCGAAACTTGAAACGATTACAAATAACTTTTATGATTTGTCAGATAATAACAAGCTCCAACTAGAAAGGTTTTCAAGCTTCCTTCTCAATTATTCCTGACAGAATAATTTCCTATAGTTTCAACACATAGCCAAAAACACTGTTTTTAATTGACCGTAATGCGCGCGATACGCACAATATAGACAATGATATGGCAAATGAACTTAAGCAACTCGAAACTTTCGAGATATCGCTTGTGCCTAAAGGTGCGAACAAAAAGAAATTCATGGTTAGAAAATCCGAAGGGGGTCTAAAGATGGCCGATAAAGAACTCGTAGAGGAAATATTAAATACCGATGTTCCAGATGAGGAGGCGATTGCGAAGGCTTTCGAAGCTGAGAAAGTCGATAAGGCTACTGACAAACAGATTAATGTAATCTCTGGCGCTGTCAGACTTCTTAATTCAATCAAGGAAGGATTCCCTAATCTAGGATCTATTATCAATAGACTCGCTAAGTTGGGTGATTCTAAGCCAGCCGATAAGGCCGGGCACATGGACAAAGATAAAAAGGCCAAGCAAATAGAGGATGAGGATGAGAAAAAGAAAGGTATCAAGAAAGAAGATATCGAAAATCTTTCCCCTGAAATAAAAGCCCATTTTGAATCGGTCATGAAGTCAAACAATGAGCTTAAGACCCGCGTTCAGAAAGCAGAGGAAGTAACTAAAGAACTTAAAGATGAAATCGAAACCAAGAAATTCGTAGCCAAGGCTGAAGAGTTGACCGACCTAGGAATTGAAGCCGATGAATTCGGCCCAGTTCTCAAGGAACTTTCAGAGAAGGCCCCGGAAGCCTTTGAAAAATTACAGCCGATTCTTGATAAGGCGAACACCACTATTAAAAAGTCGGCGTTTCGTGAGATCGGAACTTCATCTTCGAACGGTGGATCAGCATGGGCGAAGATTGAAAAGATGGCCGAAGAGGTCGCAAGCAAAGATAACACTATAACCAAGGAGCAAGCCGCCGCCCGGATTCTAAAATCAGACGAAGGCAAAAAGCTCATACAAGATTATCGTGACGAAAATGGAGGTAAATAACTATGGCTACTGAAGCAATATTACAGGACATTAGCGTACAGGTTGGGGCCGATCTAAGCACCAAGCAGTTTTTCGGAGTAAAAATAAACTCAAGCGGTGTGCTTGTTTTAGCAGGGGCCGGGGAGCAGGCATATGTTCTGCAAAATAAGCCCGACAATGTAAGACAAACAACCGGAAATATAGCTATAGGCGGAAAGTCAAAAGTTGTTTTGGGTGGAACTGTAGCCGCTGGAGATTTCGCCGCTGTAGATGCAGCCGGAAAGTTTATCAAAGCTGTTGCAGCTAACCTAGCTAATGTGGACGCTGCTGGCGGCTCTGGCACTGAGCCAGTCAAGGGTTCTCATATCGTAGGTCAGTTTACTTCAGGTGGAGCGGCTGACGAAATAGTTGATCTTTTAATTCTCAATCTCGGACTGATCCCAGGGACAGTTCAGTAAACTAACGGAGGTATAATAATATGCCACAGCCGACACTAACCGATGTTCATGTAGACAGACCGCTTACTAATATTTCAATCGGTTTTATGCAGGACCCAAATGACTATGTATCGACAAAAATCTTTCCGGTGGTTCCTGTTCAAAAGAAAACCGACAAGATCTTTACATATGAGAAGGGTCTATGGTTCAGAAATCAGGCTAAGAAAAGAGCTCCCGGAAAAGAATCTGAGGGCACAGGATTTAATATCAATTCAGATCTTGTCTATAGTGCCGACATATTTGCCATACACCAGGACCTCGATTGGGATACGATCGACAATGCCGATGAAGTTATAAAATTAGAAATGGATTCGGCGCAATTCCTTATGCAGTTAATTTTGATTGCGCAGGAAGTTGACTGGACTAATGAGTTTTTCACTACTAGTAAATGGACCGGCTCAACGACCGGCGGTGATATCACCCCTGGAAATCTATGGGATACCACAACCGGCGATCCGGTTTCTGATATTCGGGAACAGATCCGAAGTGTTAAAAAGAAAACGGCCCAGAGACCGCAGAAATTAGTATTGGCGCGGTCTGTTTGGGATGCTATTCAGGATAATCCTAATGTTCTTGACCGTATCGGACGAGGATCTACAACGAGTATGCCATCGATACTTACTCGACAGCAGTTTGCATCGCTCATAGAAATTGATGCAGTGGAAGTCTCGGACGCGGTTCAGAATACAGCCGAGGAAGGCGCAACCGATAACTTTGATTTCATAGCTGGTAAGAATGCGCTTATTGTTTTCGCTGCCCCATCTCCTTCAAGGCTCAAGCCGTCAGGTGGATATACGTTCAACTGGGTTGGGCGGCGTGACGCGACTCAGGGAGTTACAACCAGGAGACTAGAAATGCCAAAACAGAAGGCTACTAGGATTGAAACTGAAATGGCATGGGATTTCAAACTCATCGAAGCCGAGCTTGGTGCTTTCTTTTCGAATGTGGTTAGTTAATGGCGACGGCTCTAGACACTGAGGTTAAATCTAAGCATCAGGTTCTAAAACCTTTTACCTATGGGAAAAAGCAAACCGCCAAACAGGGTGATGTGCTTAATACTTCGAAATGGTCCGGGCTGGCAGTATTCAGAATGGTCAAAAATGGATCTCTTTTAGAGGTTTCTGCGGATAGTTCTGTAAAGGAAAGCGATCCATACAAAGGACCCAAGGCGGAACCGAAAGCCGAAGTTAAAGCGGAGGAGCCCAAGGAAGACGCCAAAGAAGAGCCCGACAAGACCGCTAAGAAGGGGTTTCTCAAGAAAAAGAAGGATGCCTAAGTGGCCTCTGATTTCACATATACTGGAGCCGTAGACACCGACCTTGCAAAGGTGCGCTTGATCATAGGCGACATATCTAAGGAAAAGCCAAGGCTAAGTGATAGCGAGATTAATTTCTTTCTTACGGATGAGGGATCGATTAGACGCGCCGCCGTCAGGTGCGCTGAAAGCATAGCCGCCATATTCGCCTCCAAAGTAGATCAGTCTATAGGGAAAATAAGGATTTCATTCTCTAAGCAGTTTGAGCATTTTACTGAACTTGCCAAGAGATTAGCTAACAATGCCAATCAGGCCGCACTAGCAGGCGCGTTTTCAGGTGGAATTTCAAAGGCTGATAAGCAGGTAGACGAAGGGAACGAAGACTTTCCGAAGCCGTTTTTCACAAGAGATCAGTTTGATACCGATGCAGTGACTACAGTCCCAAGAGAAAACAATGGCTAAAGGCATCATTGATAGAGACCTCGGGCTTAAGAAGATTATAAAGAATCTCAAAAAGCTAGACGGGGCTAGTGTTACTGTAGGGCTTCATAAGGATACGGGGGACTATCCCGGTGGAACACCGGTTAGGGATGTGGGGTTTTTCTTAGAATTTGGAACGATAAAAATGCCTGCCAGGTCATGGCTAAGATCAACTTTTGATCAAAAGACAAAGAAGCTAAACGCCGCTGCAAGGCGGGGATTGAATGCTATTTATTCAGGTGTAAATACTGCCAAGAAGCTAGTTGATGGAATGGGTAGAGAGTTTGCAGACGATGTTAAAACCGTAATATCAGGGAATAAAATAAAACCTAAGACGACAGCCGCCACGCTTGCCAAGAAGGATACTCAAATCACATTGGCCGACACCTTCAAGCTTCACGATAACATACGGCATAAGGTCAAGATATGATTGATCTTTTAGAAGCCGTAGGAACTGAAATAGCTTTCGAGCGTGACGACGAAGGAAAGCAGCAATTAAAAGACGGCTATTATGTAGCCACCACAACCGCCTTAAAGTTTACTCAGTTGGTATCTATTCAGCCCAGGAGTGGAGTTGATTTAGAAAGCGAGGAGAGGGGCGAGCGCGAAAGAATAGAACTTGATGTATTTGGGGTAAACCCAGCTTTACTTATTCATGACAGATTCCAATATCTTGGAAAGCTCCATGAGATAACCAATGTTCAAAGATGGCCGGGACATTTCGAAGCTATCGCAGTTGAGAAGGAAACCTAATGCCAAGCACTGATACGCTAGTAAGTACACCTTTACAGCGAAATATAAGGCGCATAATCAGAGCGATAGTTGAACCTGATCAGCCTGAAAATGAATCGCGTATTGTATGGGCTAATCAGAATCTAAGGGAAAAGAAAACCCCAAAAATAAAAACATTAGAAGACTTTCTTATCACCTTGCAGATTATTTCCAAGCCGTCGCGTGTTGGGTTTCCTAATCAAGAGATTACAGGGTCAAGCCCGAATGAGAAACTAGAGCATACTATAAATACTATCATGACGGTTTCGGTGTCTGTTTACTCTAAGCCTGAAAGTCCGAAGGCTGAAGAGGTAGCGGATCAAATTCAATCCGATATTCATTTAGAGAGAATACAGGTTCTTATGCGGGCGGCTAAGTTATCGCTATCGTCTTCGGACGCCGTAAGTGACGAACCTTTTGAGGAAGAGAATCAATGGTTTGCCCGATCAGTTATTGATTTGATTCTACTTGGAAATAAAAAAGCAAGCGAAAACATAGACATCATAGAAACCACAAAAGTAAAAACTACATTCGACGAAGTTGAGCAAACTCCTGTGCTGACTATACCGCCCGATGGAGGCCCATAAATGGCAAAGTTAGAAGATTTTGTAACTATTACTATTACAGCGGATACAAAAGAAGTCTCTCGGAAGAATTTTGATACTATTATTTTGATTCCCGATGCTGAGATTACGGCGTTTGCAGGAGCGACTAAACTTTATAGTAGCATTACGGAAGTAACTGTTGATTTCGCGTCCAGCACCAAAGAATTCAAATGGGCGAATTCTATATTTAGTCAGGACCCGCGACCCCAAGAAGTTAAAATAGCCAACCGTGGATCGGCTGAAACTGTAACTATTGTCTTTAATAGAATTGAGGATGAAGATCCCGACTGGGGAATATTAAACGAAGGCGGCCACATACAGGCTGATATCGAATCTTTAGCCAGTTTAATAGAACCGAAAGATAAAATATTCGTGGCGTCTTCGAGTGATGCAGCCATTAAAGATTCCGGTTCATCTACTGACGTAGCAGCTACTCTACAAGCGTCAGCTTTTCTAAAAACTGGTTTACTATTTCATCAAGACCCTAATGAGGAATTCCCAGAAGGTGCGTGGCCAGGGAAAATCGTTGCTTTAGGCGACCCAGGAACGGCCACATGGGCCTTTAAGACCTTAGCCGGTATAACACCTACCACATTAACCGGCGCTGAAAGGACGGCAATTCTAGATAAAAATGCATCCGTTTATGAGACGACAGCCGGAATAAATCATACTTTTGATGGTAAGGTAGCAAGTGGGACTTTTTTTGATGTAGAGCGGTCTATCTTTTTTATCCGGGCTAGATTAGCTGAGGATATTTTTCAGGCATTGGCTAACACCGCCAAGATTGCATTTACTCAGGGTGGCATCTCAATCATCGAAGGGATTATAAGAAATCGATTGAATGACTTCGTTGACTCTGGATTACTTGCAGCCGATCCCGCCCCGGTAGTTACCGTCCCTGCAATTAAGGACGTTCCGAAGGCGGATAAACTTTCCAGGACCCTGAATAATGTAGAATTTTCAGCTACTTTAGCAGGGGCCATTCACCAGATAAACATCAAAGGATTCGTTTCCGTTTAGGAGGTAAATAATGGCAACATTTATTTATGATGCAAAGCAGGTTGACATAACCCTGACAAGGATAACCGACGGTCAGTCTATTAGGGTTGCAGGATTCGACGATGGCGAATTTATAACCGTCGTCATGGATGAGGATGATATGATTCTTAGAAAAGGATCTGATAATACTACTTCAGTGGCCGCTTCAAATAATAGCGCGGCAACAGTAACGCTTACATTACAAGAGACATCTGATTCAAATAATTTTCTTTATGTGTTGAGGAACGCTAATCTTATATTGCCAGGATCTGGATTCTTTAAGTTTAGTATGAAATGCGCGACTACGGGTGAGGTATTTACAGCGCCTGAAATGTGGGTTATGAAACCGCCCGACTCTCCCAAGGCTAGGGAAGTAGGCCCGCGTGCATGGCCGTTTCAGACCGGGAATATGTCCATGGATAAATTAGCTATAGCATGAGAACCCAGGAAGACGGCACGCCTTTTGAAAAGGTTATATGCGGAAATAACTATACCACTTTTCTTCTTTCAGGAACCAAAGGAACTGAAATAATGTTCAAGCTTTCTAAAATGTGGCTTCCCGCCTTAGGTGTTGCTTTAGATGATTTAATGGCTCCTAAGAATTCAAAGAAAGAAAATATTTTAGATATGGATGTAAGTTTATCCACGATCGCAGAGAAATTAGTTGAGAGCATGGATGTTCAGAATAATTTGCAAATAATTAAGGATCTTCTTACTCCATGCACTCGCAATGGAAAACTAGTTGATTTTGATTTTGATTATAGAGGCCAGTACAAGGAAATGTTTGAAGCTGTCCAGTGGGTTATAGAAATTAATTACAAAGATTTTTTTTTAAGTTTATTCAAGGAAAAACTTACGAACCGATTAAAAGAGGTCAAGAAGAAAGCAGCGTCAGAATCCCGGAATACTT